GCCCGAGGTCAGTGATCTTATCGCTTAGGTTCTGGGCGAATTGCCCGACCGTCCAATTCTCCTCATTGGCAATGCGGATCATCCGGTCAATAATTTCCAGATTCGTCTTGCCAACCTCCGTACCCGTGTTGAAGAGCATCTCCTTCAATTTCGCGTCCTGTTCCGGCGTCATCGTGAAAGTCCAGGAGGTCGGTTTCTTTGGATCGCCCTTCCAGGCAATATTCTTGAACTCGCCATCATCAAACAATTCGCCCTTCGATGCCCTCATGCCCGCGTTACCTGCCCGGATGAAGTGATCGACATACCACGGCGTAAAGGTCTTGGCATATCGCTTGGCTTCTTCTTTGATGGAGAAGATATCGGAGGCCTGTAAGCCATTGGTAGTATTGAGCCGGACCGCTCTTTGTCGGAGTGCATCGGTCTGGGCACGAAGATAAATCTTCGCCATTTGCTCAAATGATTTCTCTCGTGCCTTGATCCGCGCCTCGTAGGTTGTCCAGAGCCGTTTCTTGAGTTCGGGTTTAGCCCAATAACCCGTGCCCTTCAATTCGTGTCGGCATTCCGCGCATTTACCGGACGCGGCCTCGAATGAGCCGTCATGATCCTTACAGTGAGTACGAGCTTCATCAGCCGCCCATGTGTCCTTCGCATAGCGGTACGCCTGTTCTTCCCACGAGTCGCCGCCCTTGACATGCCCAAAGATGATTGAATATTCTTTGCCCCCATGTTTCCGTTTCCCCCGGCGCATACGATCAAATTTCGAGGGTTCCTGGAGCCTACATGAATGTTCATTGGGAAATGGTTTCCGCTCCGGGATGCCAACAGCCAGCGCCTTTCCCTGATCCTCTTGGGATATCGGCTCTTCGTCAGTCCCCGGCTCCTCCTCGGTTCCTCCGTCATCCCCACCCGACTTAAGTGCATCGGGCACGGGCTCGGGTTCTGCGACAGATTGCTCAAGCGGTATTTTCCCAATCCCGACCAGAATGACATTACCCTCTGTCCCAACCTTATCGAACCCTGTCGCCATGCGTTTCTCGTTGATCGTCAACCAGTCGGACGCGGCCAGATAGGCGTACTTCTTCGCCTGCTCCTCTTGGAGCGCCTCAATCTCATCCCGGTCATAATCGAGATACAAACCCTCACCATAGAGAGGCACAAGCCAGGCGTTCAACTCATCACGGAATAAGTCCATGAGCGGGAGAATCGCTTCCATGTAAAGGGCTTTTCGGGCCTCCTGCATATTGGAATAAGTCGTGTTCTCCGTGTCGCCCAGGAGTTGAGAGCAGACATCATAGATCGTGCATATCTGGCGCATGATCTCTCTCTGACCGGTCGTCCAATCGATATCCTTCGGGTTCATGGACGTCGCCTGCCAATCGACTCCGGCATTGAAGATCGGCACAGACCCGGCGTTTCTATAGCCCGCATATTGCTCGTTAAATTTGGCGACGAAGATATTGAACTGTTCGTCCGTGAGCGCCGGATTGAGTTTAACAATTCCCGGCGGCCTCATGTCGTTATCCAGGAGTTTCTTGTTCCACTCCATGCTCTTGTTCGATATGTCGATCGCACGGGCGGCTACTTCGAGTCGGCTCAGGCCGTAGAAATCGTTCGTCGGGTGAAATTCCATCAAGTGCAGGATATCCTCACGCTTGAATTTCTCGGGAACAATTCCTGTCGAGTATTCATAACCTGCTATGGGCGCCTTCCAATTCCCGGCAATGACGGTCATCCTGTCGGGCCGGAGGGAATAGAGAAAAGGCGGGGGCATCGACTGAATGCCTTGGACCTTTAGGACATAACTATTCCCGGCCAGGAGAAGAAAGGAAAGGACTTTCTCGACGAACCTGGAGCCGCTTTCGAACTCATTAGGCTTGGCCAGCAAATCGAGCAAAGGATGATCTTCAATCTCGGTCATCACCTTGCCTTTGCCGCGTTTATTCAGGGTCCAACCGATCCGGCTTGCTCCCTTTGCAATCTTTGAAACACAGGCGAAAACCGTCGCACAATATTGATATCCGGCCCGCGTCAGGTTGCCATAATCCCTCGGCGTCCAAATCGCCTGACCGATCCCATATGTGCCCATAATGGCGCGATAGGCGGGGTTCTCTTTTTTCTGCAGGCGCGGGAAGATTCGTTGGAGAATGTTCATCGTTCGTCCCTTACCAATTCAATCTCGCAACTGAAGGCATTATCGAAGGCCCCGCTATGAGCCAATAGGCTAAGGCCAAGGCAATAACTGTATCATCGTGATAACCTTCGGGGGCCGAGTAATGAACCATACCCGATGATCCGATGGTATATTCGAATATATCCAACTCATTCGTCTGGATTTTTTCATCAAGAATGCTGAGTTTCTTTTGATCGAAACCAATCATGAGCGTCTCGATGAGTTTCTTTTTGCTGTCCGCCGTGAATTTATAACCCATGACGTCCAATCCAGCACGTCGAAGGTCCTCGTAGATCGGATCTCCTACGCCAGTTGAATCCACATTGAGTCGCGCTTTATATCGACGAATGACCGGGATAATCCGCTCTTTCTGAACCGTCCAATCAAGCAGATTGAAACGATCCCAATAAACTTGTCGTGCAGCCTGATCGAGGATCGACAATACTGTGAAGTCCGTAAGTCGCGCCAAATCGAGACCGGCGAAATATGCCTTACCCGGAAGCGGCTCCTCGCGGCATGAACCGATGCAGGCCGGAATATTTCGGAAAACGCCGGCACTATTCTCAAGAAATTCGGCCAAATATTCCTGGTTGAAGACATCGACAGGAAGTGATTGTCGGGCCTGCTCGATATCTTCGGGGCTAACCTTCGGGTTATCCGAAGTCGGGAACTTCCAACTCTTGAAATCCGATTGGAGTTTATCCTGACCACGAATCCAAAGCGCATAGAACCAGTTCTTTCCCTTCGGTGTGGAAATAAACAGAACTTTGCCGCCGGTATCTGATACGGCCGGCCGTAGGACTTCTTCCCATACATCGCGCTTGACTCGGGCTGCTTCATCAACAACAACGCGCTTGAGGCCAGCACCGCGTAAAGTTTCCGGGTTATCGCCACTTTTGAAATGAACGACCGCACCGTTCACAAACTCGATCCGAAGTTCGGATTGGCTCACGTCCTTGAATGCGGCATCCGCCCCGCCCCGCCGGAAGGCGGCCGTCATATCCCGGAACACGGCCTTACTCTGCGGATAGATCGGCGAAATCCACCAATTTTCTCCGCCCTCGTTGCATGCGCCTTCGCTAAGCCAATTTTCGCCCATGATCGTTTTGCCGAAACGCCGTCCGCAATCTGCGGCCTTGAACCGGGCCGGATGAGAGAGCACCTCAAGTTGAGACGGACGCGGATCGAATAGTTGTATATTCATTTTCCGTTTTCGTTGTTATTCCAAAAGGCATGTAAAACTATCGGTCCGCCGGAAGGCCCAGAGATAGGCTGAGTCACTTTGCCCATTAATCGTTCATGCACCTCTGTAATCGCCCAAGGCCGCTTTGCTTCATAAGCCAGCGCCAAAATGTCGGCTGCTACTTTAGGGTCGAGCCGTTCTGCAAGTCGATTGAGAAATAGGTTAGTCCAGGTCGCACGTTCTTCAGAGGCCGACCCATGTTTATGCCTCCGCCAATCCTCACCCTTTCGGAAGGGTTTGAGATTCCTGGTTTTCACAGAGGCGCTGTGATTCATCCTTCCACCGTCACTTTTACTTCCTCATCGGTCTTTATCAGCTTCGCCAAATCGCCGATGAGCATATCATCGGGCAGGTTGAATTCAATCACGAGCTTCCCGCCTTTATCCCCGGTCGCCAATATCCGCGACTGAAGTTGTTTTATTTGTCCTTTGAAGACGACTTTCACTTCTTCCCCCCGATCCACTTCTTGAACCTCTCCCACATCCCGGCAGGCGTCTGACCATAGAGGATCTCAAGCGCCTCGTTGACGCGGGTGATGCCTTTCCCAAAGTGGACAATATTATCATTGACGGCTTTCCCAATCCGAAGCATCGCCGCCTCCGCCGCCTCTGCCCGACGCTGGTTCTCTTTGATGTGGATGCCCTTCATCTATTCCCTCGGCGGTATCCTCTGGAGGAGCGTCTTAACGTCCGTCCTGACTTCGCCCAAAAGCTCCTTCGTATTCTTCTGCTCCGTATCCAACTCGATCAGCTTATCTCGATGAGCCTGACATTCGGGCGCCGTCCCCGGCTTCGGCCCCTTGCTGTTGTTATTCCCATTTGCCCGACCCCGGCGGGACTTGAAATATTCCCTGGCCGCCAATCCCCCCGCCGTGATCAGGGCCATGATTGCTACTCCATCCAACGCGAGACTCGATGTGCTCTTTACCGTTTCTGTCGCCGCCTGTAGGATCATGGCTTGTCCTCCCGGTTCATTTCTTTTCGAGCTCTCGTATCATGTATATTGCCCCACCTGATTTCTTGACCGTTCGCCCGAATGGAGCAAACTATGATGAGTCGAACTACAAATCAATAAATTTATTGGTTTATTATCAGAACGATCACCATTAATGTGGTGAACGACCTCGACCCGTTTTAGCGGTCGGCCCACAATGGTTTCCGCCATAATTCTATGGACCTGTCTTCGTATTCCAATTCCGATTCTTTGCCATAAATATCCTTTGGCGGATTGCCAAATTCCGCCATTCCATCGTGGGTTGCCATTACCCACCCAATAACCAGGGTGTTGCCTATTCCACTTTTTTCTGGCCGCGCTCATTTTTTTTAGGGTTGAATTCTTGTGTTTATGACCAAGATTTTTTTTATTCCCCATTTGAACGCATGATCTACAAAGACCCGTAGCGCCTTTGGTTGAAATTGTCTTCCCACAATGCAGGCAATTTCTGGTTTTCATTTTTTTTCCAATTCTCGAATTCTTGCCTCTAATATCTTGATGCGTGAAAGTGCTTCAGCATAAGCTAAAACAAGGCCAGCCTTGACCTCCCACGTAGTCTCAGTCAGCTTGCGTACCACCAATTCCTCAACCGGAACATAAACCTTTGCCGGTTGCTTAAAGAGAGCGCAATTCGGCCAGGAGAGCATTAACGCGAGCAGCGTCGCCGCCTTCCATCGCCTTAAGCAATTCCGATTCATATTTCTTCCATTCCTTCTCAAGCTCTTCAATCTTGTCCTTTTTCAGGGCCTTCAATCCTTCGAGGATGAGCTGCAGGATGAGGGCGAATTCAGCGGGCATCAGCCTTGCTCCTCAAAGAACGATATGAACTCCGCGCTCACCCGCGAGGTCAACTTTTTTCTCTCGCCGAGCGTAGCCGTGATGATCCAGCCGCCAACATGGGCAGGAGATCCTTGAGTCGCCATATTCGGTGTCTGACTCTGGAATGCACCCACCAGAAGTCCGCGCACGTTCCGATAATCGGGCATAAAGTTCGCCTTGTGATAATGGCCGAGCGCAAGAAGATCCGGCTTTTGGCCGCCGGGGATGGCCTCGATGAATTTTTGAAGTCTGTAACTTAGGGCATAAGCATTTCCCCGGTCGCTTGGATGGACAAGCGTGACCGTGAACCGTTCGCCGTTTTTTGTCTTGAGTGTGACACTTCCCACATCCGCGCCGATATAATTCCAGTCGGGACGGACCCGCTGTAGCTCATCACCGACGATCATCCCGATGAGTTTCTTGAATGAAGAATCATGATTGCCGGAAATAAAGATTGTCCTCATGCCCTCAATTTTCGGCGCTTCGGAAACAAACATATCCCGCTGCTCCGGCCATGATCGGGCGTTCGGATGAAGCTCAAATTCCTGACCTCGATAGACCCGCCATCCATCGATCACATCTCCGGCATGGATGATCGTGTCAATCCCCTCATCGGCGCATCCGGCATAGAACGCCTTGAGTGCATCAACCCGCTGATAGAGTGAGCCGATATGTGTGTCCCCGATTAGCCCAAAGCGGATGACGTTATTTTCGGATCGGACGGGAACCTCATATGGTCGAGTCCGCTTGACCATGAGAATAAGAGCTTGCTGAAGTTCGTTTATCGCCTTTTGCTGCTTTTGGATTTTCTCTTCGCCGGCCGGTCCTTCGGCGATTAACTTCCCAAGTTCGGAAAGGTCGATCTCTTTTCTTGGCATTTTACTTGTCTCTCATCTCCAGGACTTTGGCGATATCATCTGGGTGTCCCCAATACCATCGATCCTCACTTAAATCTTTGGGCCGGATTTTGATTCTGAGCGGCTTAAATTCCACCTCGTTATTGTCAACCGCCCGGCGAAACCTATTTTTATCCGTTCCTGCCGCCCGTTGGCAAAGTTCGGTTTCAGAGATAAATTTTCCTTTGGGGATAAGGGCGAGTTCTCGTAAAATAGCGGCCCGGATGTCATATCGCTGGAGAACCTTATCAAGCGGAATGAGGCCGGATTCGGCAATGGGAGTTGGATTTGCTGTCGATGCGATAGGAATATCCACCGGAACCGTCAGCGGTTTCCCTTCTCGGAAAGCAACGATATTTCTGGTCCGAGTCCCAACAGAATTGGCCATACGAACATTATCCCAATCTGGATGCCGTTCGATGCAATGTCGGATTTTTTCCTCAAGTGGAATGGCTATCATTCGGCCTCCGCTTTGAAGGGATCAACGATCAAGTAATTCGATCCGCGATAGGATAGGGGCCTCTGCTTTATGAAGGCGTTGCGGTCTATTGCCGCTTCCAATGTGGTCGTGGTGGACCCGCCCCCGGAGGCCCCAACGGTATGGAAATCGTCTATCATCATTTCGACATGGATAATCCGCTCGCCCGAATACCAGAAAACGAGACAGCCCGCATAACCTCGATCAATGGCCTGAGCCTGGAATTTTTCATAAAGTGCATCGGCGGTAAAGTCTGAACCATGGGACAGGATGCCAACGGCCTGGAGGATTTCGACCTGGAGGCCGGAGCAGTCAAATCCCCGCATGGGATCATCACCGCCGAAAATGTAAGGTAGGCCGATAAATCGCTGGAGGTATTCCACGGCCTTGGCGCGGAGATAGGCATTTTTTAAGACATCGCCCATGCTAAGGTATGAAAGCCAGACTTAAAAAGGTGATGTCAAGCTTTAGGGATAGCGAAACTATGTATTTAAGGGGGAAATTATTTTTCGGGCGGGCGGGGAAAGGCCGCCTGCGCCCGCATTTTTTCTTTCAGGCAATCCTCGTGATAAAAAAATCCGTTGTCGTGGACCCTGGCCGGGCGGGGCATCTTCTTGACTATCAATTCGCATTTCTTCGGATTCCATATCAAACCCTGAATCTGCCCATGACACCATCGGCAATTAATCGTTAGATGCTTTCTTTCGACGGGGAGCAACGGAGGCGAAGGATCATCACAAAGCGGACGCTGTTTTTTAAGCGCCGGAGATTCATCAAAAATGACTTCGGGGTTGATGTTGAAAACGGCGGCGATTTTTTCTTGCGTTTCCTTTTGAGGGACGGATATCCCACATTCAATTAGGCTGATCGTCGATATGCTTACGCCCGTTCGTCGAGAGAGTCCTGCCTGGGTCAATCCGGCCCAAATCCTGAACCTACGAAGATTGTGAACGATTCCTCTCCTTCCTCTCCTTGCGGGGAGCGAGCAGTTCGAGCCGCCCGCCCCCCTTGCTCATGGTCAGGTCGTAGCTGTGCGCCTGGTGGGGACCGGACTTTCTTTGGCTTCTGCTGTTTTCTTAAATGCCCAACCAAAGAGCACCGCCAGGATGACCCCGAGGACGGCGTTAATCGTTTCGATCGGCAAGCTCCATCCCAATGCCCCATTGAGGGCCGTGAGAATGGCGGCAATAAAAGTGACCCAAAACTTCGGGTCCTTCCATTTGCCCAATTGCAGGCCGACTTTGGCGATGTCCAGCTTTGCCTCAAAGAGAACGTAGGTCAGGATAACGCCCAATGCGGTGGTGATCGCCGCTGCGTCCAGATCCAAACCGAACGTTCCCTTCAGGAAAACCAGAATAGCGCCGATAATCCCGAGGACAGCCGTTAAAGTTTTACGGCTCATAGAACACCTCCTTCATATTTCACGCTCCGCCTTGCCTTGATAAGCATCGCGGGCGGATTTCCATTCGTCGTCTGAGTCCGGCCAAGGCTTAGGCGGGGTGATCTTTTGTAACCCAGGATTGAAATACTCCTCCCTCCTGCTCGCCTTCCCCGCCGCGCAGCACAGGGCCGCAACGAGGACGCCGAGACAGAATCCGCAAAACACAAGACCAAATGCTGCGATGTAGATCATATTTCCTCCTTTTTCAGAATCGCCTTCTTCTCCCACTCCCCCCGCTCCACGATAAAGCGGCGGATGGCCTGAAGTGGCTCCAGATTTCTTTTGTTGTATTTATCCGATGCTCCGGGCGGGGCAAACTCTTTCATGTATCGCACCGTTTCAGTCACCATTTCTATTTTCTCATCCAACCATCCCAGCATTTCCTTCTTCCCCATTTCATTCGGCTTGCTCAATCGGGCCAACCTCGATTTCTCGCCTTCTCATATGCGACGTCCTCCCGATCGAACTCGATAACCTTCTCCGCCTCGACCATCTCCCCGCAACGCCAGCAGAAGGAGCACCCGTCGTCGTCGGGTATTGGCACCGGTTCATGGCAGTCGCTGAAAGGGCAGATATAGCCGGTGCTCATTCCTTCCCCTTCCCGAAGTCGCGGATTTTCTCTGGGGGAGCCATAATCCACGATCCATATTGGACCGTTAATGCTCCATCTTCCCATAACCACGTTGTCCACATACGAACGGCTTTATTTGTTCCGGTAATGTCAAAAAAGGGAACGAGTATGATCAACTCATCCTTGATTGTCCTCATCTCTCCTCCTCGTTCGGCTCACTCATCGGCGGACTCCTTTAATCGCACTCCGGCTCTGCCAAGAACCTGGCGAATAGATGATTTCGATGGAGCATTCATTCCCCCATGCCCAGGATATGGATTGAGAAATGATTGCGCCCATTGCACAAACTCTTCATCCACTTCCGGCCCCTTCTCGATGAGGCGGCGGATGGCATCCAATAATTTTAAGGATTCCGGCTTCCAATCCCAATCGCCCGGTTCGGTCTCTTCCCATTCCTTGAGGTCATTAATAAACTTCAGTAAATCCTTCTCGCTCGGCTCACTCATCGGTTCACCATCCTAAGTGCTCAGGTAGGGCCTCAAAAGCATACCTGAACATCCAATCCACTTTCACGGCAATCCCATCTTCCACGTCCACATCTTGAACGAATTGCCAAAGACTATCCCAGTTTTCTTTGGTGAATTCTACAATCATTGGTGAGTCCCGGAATTTCCACGGATAGAATTTCATCACCTTTATTTTCTCGCTCACTTCAGGCCTGGTCATCGGCGGCCTCCTTTCTTCTTCGGCGCTTCCTCAACGCGGATGCGGACGATAGACTCATTGCCGGGTAATTTGATTTTTGTGGTCCATGCGTACCCCTGTTTTTTCCATTCTCCGATACGGTCTGCAAGGGCTATTTTTCTTGTTCGACGGAC